GTCCCGGGCCGTCGGAACATCTCGTTCGAGGACTTCCGCAGGGAGTACCTGGGCCGTGAGACGTACCCGCACCAGCGTGCGTGGATTCAGGCACTCGAGCGTGGCGAGGTCGATGATGACCTCCCCGGTGAGTTCACCCGGAACAACCCGAACCGTCTTATCGTGAACGTCCCTCCGGGGCACAGCAAGAGCACGGTCATGACGGTGGAGTACCCCGTCTACCGCCTCTGCATGAACCCCGAGACGAGCATCGTCATCGTGGGCAAGACGCAGGAGAAGGCGAAGAAGTTCCTCTGGGCGATCAAGCAGCGCCTGACGGACCCCCGTTGGGCGAAGTTGCAGAAGGCGTACGCCCCTGAGGACGGCTTCAAGAAGAAGGGCGCCGAGTGGTCTTCCACGAAGATCTACATCGGCTCCGACGTCACCTCCGAGGAGAAGGACCCGAGCGTCATGGCGCTCGGTATCCGTGGTGACCTTCAGGGGTCCCGCGTCCAGTTGATGATCCTGGACGACGCGGTGGACACGCTGAACGACCACCTCTGGGAGGACCAGAAGCAGTGGTTGGACGACATCGTCCAGTCCCGCCTGTACAGCGGTAAACTCCTGGTGATCGGCACCCGAGCCTCGAGCAAGGACCTCTACGCGGCCCTGCTCGACGGCGAGAACTTCATCTCGGGGCGCACCCCTTGGTCCCGGCTCAAGCAGCCTGCGGTCCTCGCGTACGCGGACGAGCCGAAGGACTGGGTCACCCTGTGGCCTGAGTCTTCGCAGCCGTACGACCCGGACGACATCACGTCCCAGGCGAACGAGTCGGGCTTGTACCCGGCGTTCGACGGTCCGAAGTTGGCTGAGATCCGTGCATCGATCTCGGCGGACCGGTGGGCGTTCCTGTACCAGCAGGAGGACTCGTCTTCGGACAGCGTCTTCCAGAAGGAGTCCGTCTACGGTGCTGAGGTGAGCCGCCGGAAGGCTGGCCCCCTGCGCATGGGTGGCGCCCTGGTGCATGGCTCTGAGGGCATGTACACGATCGCGGGCATGGACCCGGCGATGTCTGGTGTCACGGCCATCACGGTCCTCAAGGTGGATCTGGTCAACGCACGGATGTACATCGAGAACGTGTACGCGAAGAAGGCCCCGTCGACCAAGTACTTCACGGACGCGATCCTGACGTACACGGCCGAGTACGGCGTGAACGAGTGGGTCATCGAGGCGAACGCCTTCCAGCAGTACCTGGTGTACGACGAGAACCTGATCCACGAACTGGCGATCCGGGGAGTGCGGCTGACCCCGCACACCACCGGTCGCAACAAGCGTGATGTGGACTTCGGTGTGGCGTCGATGGCTTCCCTGTTCGGCTCGGTGCGGGTGAACGCACAGGGCCAGCGGACGTTCAACCAGGACAACACCATCGAACTGCCCGACCGGACCTCTAGTCCTGGCGTGGCGATCCTGATGGAGGAGTTGATCTCCTGGATGCCCGGCAAGGACGGCAAGCAGTTGCTCCAGGACACGGTCATGTCCCTGTGGTTCGCAGTGCTTCGCGCACGCGAGTCCCTGGGCTTCGGCAAGAAGTACCAGGAGCAGGTGACGACTCACGTTGAGTCGAAGTACATGAACCGTCGCCAGAGGCGGCGTCGGGTGATAGTGCCCGCTTCCAGTGTCTCGTGAGGAGGTGCGACAGTTGACCGATCTCTACAACCAGGACATCACCCAGCGGGTGATGCTCCTGTCCCAGCACTACACCCTCCGCGACACGACAGCCCAGAAGGTGCTAAACGTCCGCCGTGGTGACTGGGACAAGGTGGACCCGGACGCGTTCAGCGAGGAGTACCCTCGCCCGATCGTCGCGAACATCATCGACGTACAGGCGCGTCACGCCACTGCCGCACTCTCCCCGATGCCGATGATCCGGTGCCGGGTCTCGGTTGATGGCGCGTCGCAGCGGTCGAAGGACCGCGCGAGCCAGCGCACGAAGATCGTGAACCACTACCTTGAGGCGTCTCGGGTCGAGTTCCAGATGCAGAAGGGTGCGGACCAGTTCTACACCTTCGGCATGATCGTGGCCGAGATCGTCCCGAACTTCGAGGAGAAGCGACCGGAGATCCGGGTGCGGGACGCTCAGTACGTGTACCCGGTGTGGGACTCGCAGATGCGCACCGTCGAGGTGGCGCAGCGGTTCGACAAGCGGATCGTGGAACTCGAAGCCCAGTACCCTGAGGTGGCTCCCGCGCTGCGGAACCACCGCCTGGACCACTCGAAGACGTACGTCGAGGTGTACCGGCACGACGACGGCAAGAAGATCACGCTGCTGATCCCTTCGATCGGTGACGGCCTGGTCCTGAACCAGATGGACAACCCGCTCGGGCGCTGCCTCACGGTCTGCACCCCGAAGCACACGGTGGATGGTTACATCCGTGGCGCCTTCGACGACCTGATCTGGTCGCAGTTGGCTCGCAACGAGGTCCAGATGTTGACGCTCGAGGCGATCCGTGACGCGGTGGAGGCTCCCTTCATCCTGCCGACGGACGTCGCGAACGTAGCGATCGGTCCGAAGGCTGTCATCCGTACGAACAACCCGCAGGGTGCGGGTCGCCTGCGCATGGACATCCCAGCCCAGGCGTTCGGGCAGATCGAGATGTTCGAGCAGGAGATGCACAAGGGTGCGATCTCCCCGCCCGCACTAGGCGGCACGATCGATGCTTCGGTGGTCACGGGCAAGGGCGTCCAGGAACTGATGGGTGGCTACTCCCAGCAGATCGCCATGGACCAGCAGACCCTGATCGGGTTCTTCCGCCAACTGGTCGAGATGTGCATCCGCATGGATCTCGCCCTCTGGCCGGAGGAGACGAAGACCTGCTCGGGCATCAAGGGTGGTGCCGAGTACGAGTTCACGTACAAGCCTGAGCGCGACCTCGAGGGCAAGACCGAGGTCGACGTCAACTACGGGACGAGCACGGGCATGGACCCGAACCGTCACGTCGTGTACTTGCTCCAGTTGCTGGCTGCGGGTCTGATGTCGAAGGACACGGTGCTGCGGCAACTGCCCGGCAACGTGGACCCGTCGGAGGAACTCTCGAAGGTTCAGGTGGAGCAGTCCCGGGATGCAATCCTGGCGGCGATCCAGGGCATGGCCCAGTCGATCGCCTCTCTGGCGGCGAATGGCGCACCCCCGGAGGCCGTGGCTGCGATCGTGTTCCAACTCGCGGACTTCACGGACGAACTGGAGAAGGGCGGGCAGATCGAGGCGATCGCCCGCAAGATCTTCGCACCGCCGGAGCCTCCCCCCGAGGAGGCGATGGCACCCGCCTCGCCCGAGGAGCAGTTGATGGCTGCGATGGGTGGTGGCGGGGATCCTGCTGCTGCAGCCGCGATGGGTGGCGGTGTACCAGTACCGCCCGCCGAGGGGCCGGAGCAGATGCTCCAGTCGTTCTTCGGGAACCTGCAGGGCGGGGCGCCGAACCTCCAGGTTAGCGGCTCCACCCGGCAAGCCTTCTAGCAAGGAGACAGCATCATGAGCGACGAGACTCAAAGCCACATCCGACCGGCGCGGGCCAACCTGGCCGACGTCGCGCTGGTCTTCATCACGTTCTTCCGTGGCTGCGCAGATGCAGCGGTCGACGCGTGGAACGTCATGGAGGCTATGGCCGCGAGCCACTCGGAGTACACGATGCAGAAGCAGTCGTTCGCCCGTGAAGCGGGCGCCGACATCGAGCGACTGACGGGAGGCGAGGATGGCTGATCTTCGAGAGACCATCGACCGCTCCCGCGTCCAGAAGCCCTTCATCGGCTCCTGTAGCCGGTGCGGTCGCCAGGCACCAGAGGCGCAGTTCGGAACCCGCATCCGGACGCTCGCCAGCGGGCGGGTCGAGATGTGGCGCACCACCTGCGATGACTGCCTCAACGCCCGGAAGCGGGCTCGGGACAGGCTGGGTGAGCACGGGATGCCGAAGTCCAGGGCGTACTACCTCAAGAGCCGCTACGGCATCACGCCAGAGCAGTGGTTCGAGATGTGGGCCGCGCAGGGTGAGTGCTGCGCGGTCTGCCGGTCAGAGACTACCGACGGCAAGTACTGGCACCTGGATCACGATCACGCCACAGGCAAGGTTCGCGGAATCCTGTGCCACGGGTGCAACACCGGTCTCGGCAACTTCGGAGACGACATCGCGCGCATGAGGCGCGCCATCGAGTACCTGGAGGCTCACCTTGGCTAAAAAGAGCATCGAAGGACAGTGGGGCGGCTACCGCAAGCCGGGCAACCCTGCGTCCGTCTCAGGTCCTGGCGCGCTCGCGAAGCGCACTGACGGCGCCCCGGCGATCGGCTCAGCCGGTGGCGAAGACTACGGTGAGGCGCAGGCCCTCAAGGACCTGCAGCGTGACACCCCCACCCAGTCCGTCTCGGCTGGTGGCAATCCTGGTGGCGGAGGTGGTGGGATGGCGATGCCAGCCCCTACCCCGTTCGACGCGCCGGGCAGCATGGACACCCCGGTCACTGACGGGGCAGCCCTCGGTGACGGCGCTGGCCTCTCAGCCCTGGGGCTGGACCCCAAAACCGAGTCCCGCAACCTGTCCCCCGGGATGATCCAACTGATGCTCGCCGCCTCACAGCGGCGGGACGCTTCCCCCTCCTTCCGCAAGTTGGTTCGGAGGGCCATAGCAGAAAGAGGGTGATCCCGTGGCTTCATTTTGGGACCGCGTAGGGGCTGTTGCTACTGGGATCGCCCAGGCTGGCCTGAACACCGTGACCGGTGGTGGGCTGAACCTCCTGACGACGGCTCTGAACTGGGCCAGGGAGACGAAGACTGTTCGTGACTCGTCCGGGTTCGGGCGGGCCGCGTACGACTACCTGCAGAACACCACGGACTCGGTCCGGAACCTCGCCAGCGCGCCTGGCGCGCCCGTGAAGTGGGACGGCGGCAAGTTGCGCATGAAGCGCGCCGACGAGTCTGCCTGGCAGCCCGTGGACGAGATCGTGGACGAGAATCTGGCCGCCGTCCAGGGTGGCTGGGAGGCCGTGAAGGGTGTTCCGGTCATCGGCGACGCTGCCGGGTTGGTGGCGGGTGGCGTGGCTAACGCGTTCGCCGAGTACGACGAGAACGTCATTCAGCCGGTCTTCAACTACGCGAAGGCGACCGACCGGCACTACATAAACCTGATGACCAAGCACGACCAGACCGGGGATTTCGGCTACGCCGCCGAGGGTCTGGGTACCCTCTTCGGTCTGGGTGGGCTGATCGGTGGTGACGAGTTCGACCTCGAGTTCGAGAACGCTGCCCGCTACTCCATCGGCCAGCAGGTCGTGGCGGAGGCTACTGGCAAGTTCTCTTGGGACGCCGAGACGGGCCGCATGGTGGCCCCCCTGCTCGACGACCCGAATCAGGAGCAGCAGCGCCAGGAGTACTTCTCCCGGGGCTGGCAGAGGTTCTTCTCTGGCACCCTGGACATCGCCGCGAACATCGGCCTGGACCCGGCTACGTACGTCACGCTGGGTGCTGGCACGGTCATCCGTGGTGCGTCCACCGCGACAGCGGATGTCGTCCAGACGGCCGGTCGCACCTCTCGAGGTGCTGAGGCGGCGTCGCTAGCCGATGAGGCTCGCTGGATCGAGACCACGGACGCAGACCTGCTTGGTCAGCGCACGGTCAAGGACCTCAAGGACCTCCTCAAGGAGGACGGTCTTCCCACGTCGGGCAAGAAGGCTGACCTGGTGGACCGCCTGACTGCGCGCGAGCGCAAGATCCCCGAGGGTGCACAGTTCGACCCGAAGGCGGGCACCTACGTGCCCGAGGGGTCGTCGTTCGTTCAGAAGAGTCAAGGCCTGCGCGAGCGCATCGGCCTGGACCCTGAGCGGAACTTCAAGGCCAACTACGAGAAGATCACCGACTGGGTGATCGAGAACGGCGAGAAGGCCGGTTCGATCGCGGACCTCAAGAACAACCCGCTGATGCGGCAACTGGACGACTCGGGCCCTGTGCTCGACGCCCTGCACTCAGCGAAGAAGTACGGCGACCAGCAGAGCCTGGGCGACCTGGAGATGCGCGGCCTGCTGGACGATGTTCTTCTGTCGTCGATGGGCTCCACCCAGGCCACCGCTCGCGTCCAGAAGTTCTCGCGAAAGTTGTACGCGGACATGATCGACATCGAGCACGCCCTCGGCGAGGGCCGCAAGTCGGTCATGGCTTCTCCGTACATCCCGTTCAAGGACAAGTTGGACGCGTTCGAGACGGACCCGGCTGTCAAGGTCCAGATCGAGGCGATCGCTGACGACATGCGCGTGGCGGCCACGAAGTTGGACCGCCTGCAGAACCAGGTGGTCGGCAAGGGTGTGCGGGCTCACAACGCCGTAGGGCGAGGTGTGTACGCTGCCCCGGGTGCGATCCGCAAGGGGATCGACGCAGGGATGACGGGCGTCTACAAGACGTTCCGACCCAACGGCACCGCTGGTCCCCGAGTCCACCTCATGAACGGCGTCCGCCTGCCCAACACGCTGAACTTCGCCTCCCTGAACGTGGTGGAGGAGTTCAACCAGCATGTGGATGAGGCTCTCGTGACGCTCAAGAAGGAGCGCCTCGAGACCCCGGACGGTCGGCTGGACATCGACGACGAGGCTCTGGATGTGCTGACGCGCTTCAAGGACGAGTTCGCCAAGACGGAGGACCCGATCGGGCGCCGTAACGCGGACGCGCTCGCTGCGCGTCGCCGCGCCCTGTTCGAGGACTTCCAGGTCGCCACCCGCGACGCCATGGTCCACAAGTTGACGGCCAAGGTCGTCGCCAGGCAGCAGAAGGCTGGGAACGCCATCAACTCGGAGCAGATCCGCTCCGAGGTCGACACGTGGATGCTTGAGTACGAGAAGCAGTCGAAGGCCACGGTGGAGGGTTTCCACCGCAAGCGTAACGACACCGATCCGGCTCACATCTCGAACGAGTACATCGCCCTGTCGGACAACGACTTCGTGGTCCCTCACCAGGGGCTGGCGGCGGCGTTGGACAAGGCCACGCCGACGACGTCTCACCGGTTCCGGTTCGATGCCTTCGAGGAGTTCTTCTCCAAGAAGTTTGAACTGGGCAAGGTCTTCAACGACGTCACCCCGGAGGGGGTGTCGGTGCGTACGATCGCTGGCGAGATCGGTGACGAGATCAACGACCACCTCAAGTGGCTGCTGCTCGGCCGCCCGGTCGCGTACTCGGTGCGTAACGCGTTCGAGTCGTCCCAGCGCATCCTGGCAACCCAGGACGTGCTGACGGCGTTCGCTACGATGGGTCGCGGCCTGCTGAACGGCGGCGCGAACATGCGTCGCGTGTCCCCCGACCAGGTGCGTCTCGCCGAGGCTCAGTTGAACCACTCCATCATGGAGCGGCGTCTAATGGAGGAGCGTGCGGATCTCGAGCAGATCCACACGATTCACCAGTCGACTGCTGAGTCGCTCAAGCGGAAGCACAAGTCATCCGGCTCGGAGTTCAACCGGGCTGCGGAGATCCAGGCCCGCATGGACCTGGTCGACGAGCAGATCGAGCGCTCCCGGCAGATCACGAACATGACACCGGACGAGTGGCGGGCACGCATCAAGGAGCGTGCTGGCCTTGGGCTCGAGAAGCAGATCTCCGATTTCGAGCAGGACCTGGCCACCCGCCAGGCTTCCCTCGAGCGGATCGACGGCCTCAAGGAGCCGACGGCTTCGGACCTGCACCTGCGGGACGAGATCGGCGAGGACATTGAGATGCGCACCCAGGCCCTTGCGGAGGCTCGCAAGGCGAAGGAGGCAGCCTCGGCCGCTCGTGCTGCAGAGTCTCGCAAGAGGGTTCCTCGCGGCAAGACGGTGCTGCGGAAGGGTGCAGGCTTCGAGGGCGGGCTGGACCCGCACACGGGCCTGTTCGTCCCTCCGTCGCTCCTGAACGCCTACGACAACCCGCTGGCGATGCAGCAGCACGTCACGGACTCGTTCGAGTCGGTGAACCGGATGATCGAGACCTCAACCGCCAAGTGGGGGAACCGGGAGTTCCGCATCAGGAACCGCGAGATCTCCTACTCCACGGACACGAAGGTCGCCCAGGAGTGGAACGAGAACTACGCCGCCCTGGTGAACAACCGCATCCGGAAGGACGCGGGGGCCATGCAGTACGCCCTGACCCAGCGTGAGGATGACCTGCTGCGGTGGGCCACTGACGAGGTTGAGGGCCAGGCGTGGGCCAAGCAGTTCACAGGCTCCACGGGCATGACGCTGGAGGGCCTGGTCGACGAGACGGTTGCTCTGGTCGACGAGTTGCTCCCGACGGGTCGTCACCTGTCGATCGCTGCTCGGCGCGATCTTGCGCCGGACGAGGTCGACGAGATGTGGACCCAGGCGAAGGCCATGACTCCTCAGGAGGCTCAGGCCAAGTTCAAGGAGGCTCAGGGGGTCACTCAGAAGCAGATCGGGGACCTGGATCAGCGGATCGAGGTCCTGGAGGGCAGGATCGCCGAGATGCGTTCCCCGGCCCTTACGCCGCGAGGCCAGCAGGCCGCAACCGGCCAGGGTGAACTCCCGATCGGCGTTCGCAGTCGACGCACCAAGCCCCTGAGCGCCACCCAGCGGAAACTGCTGGACCGCATGACGAAGCAGCGCAACGAACTGATCACCGAACGGCAGAGCCGGTTGGGCGAGGACTCCACAAGGGAACTCGCTCGAGAGACTCACGTCGCCGAGGCTCAGCGTATTGCGCGGCCTACGCTGTCTGTCCCGGAGCGGGCGTTCCAGGACATCGTGGAGACTGGGCAGCGACCGAGGGGCTTCGATGCTGCGTACGCTGGCGTGAAGGATGCCAGGGACCGGTACTTCCACGCGTTCTCGGCTGTGCCTGAGGGCGTGTGGTCTCGGCATCCTCTGTTCGTGATGAAGTTCCAGAGCGAACTGAACAACGTGCTGCAGGCCAAGGGCGTGAAGCCCACGGGCCGTCGAGGCAAGGCCACCGAGGCGGACGCCTCGGACTACCTGTCCCTCGAGGACATCAACCGGTCGGTGGAGGCGGCCCGGAAGCGGGCTCGCCGGTACGTGACGGACACCCTGTACGACACGTCTCGCCGGACCAATCTGCAGCACCACCTGCGTTACCTCTCGCCGTTCTTCGCGGCGTGGCAGGACTCGTTCGTGAAGTGGACGAAGATCTCGCTGGACCAGCCGCTCGTGCCGTACCTGGGCTACCAGGGGTACGAGGAACTGCCGAACGTGTTTGCCGGAGCCCACGTCGTGGACGAGGACGGCAACTACATCGGCGATGACGGCCAGGTGCACGAGTACAACCCGGTGACGCGGGAGATCGGTGCGCCGATCGAAGGCAAGGTTGTGAACCCGAACACGGGCACCATCCTGTGGAGGGTTCCGGGTCCGGTCGGGGACTGGATGGAAGACGTGGCTGGCGTGACGAACCTGCGCATCCCGCGCACGACGTTCAACGTCGCGTTCCAGGGTGAGAACCCTGCCATCCCGGGCTTTGGCGGCTTCGTCTCCGTGCCCTACGGTGAGATCGTTCGCAAGTCCCCGTGGGCTGCCAACATGGCAGAGAGGACGGGGCTGGACAAGATCATCGCCCCGTACGGCCCTGGTGGTCGAGTGGGTGAGGAGGGTGTTCCTTCCTGGCTGCAGAAGGCTTTCGACTTCTTCAACCAGAACGACGAGCCCGGCAAGCGGGCGTTCGCCATGCTGTACCAGGCCCAGTTGAACGCTGAGGCCCTGGGGCAGACGGAGCCCCTGTCCCGCGACGCCCGGGACAAGTTGGTCGATGGTCGCGTAGGGATGTGGCAGTTCTTCAACATGACTGGAGCCCAGTCACCGTTCTCGGTGAGCATGGACTCGACCATGCGGGCTGCTTCGGACCTGTTCTACGACTCGTACTCGAGCCGCATCGGTGACGGTGAGGGGGAGTACCCGACATACACGGCCGCAGTCGCTGCGTTCAACGCGGACTTCCCGGAGTTCGCGAACGCGGGGATCTCGGTTCGTGCGGACGACTCCGGCATCAACGCCTCCTACGGCGCGCAGAACGCTGCCGAGAAGTGGCGTACTGCGATCGGCAAGGACCCGGCTCTGGCGCGTGTCCTGATCGGCCCCACAACGGCCGACTCGGGGGATTACAACGACGCCATCGCTCAGTACCAGCGGACGGACCAGGTGATCCCTGGTGGGTCCTCCTGGCGGGCGGGTCTCACGGACAAGAACATCTCCGAGGTGATCTTGGTTGAGAACGGGAAGCGCGAGTGGTCCCGGTTCAACATGCTCCTCTCGGAGGTCGCGGAAGAGCGCGGCCTCGAGTGGGAGGATCCTCAGTTGTCCAGCCTCCGCAAGAGGTTCCGGGACGACTACATGGCCACGAACCACGGGGAGTGGTACGCGGAATACACCTCGGACTCGTACAACAAGAACGAGGTGGTCAAGACCCTGGCTGGCGCCTACGAAGCGATCCTGTCCAGCCCCGAGCACCTGGAGACGACGCCTCACCTGGCGACGCTCAAGGAGTACATCGAGGGTCGGGAGCAGGTGAAGTTGGCTATGGAGCAGCAGGGGTTCGCAACAGCGACGAGCCAGGAGTTCGAGGCTTCCGAGTTGGGTTACGCCTGGTCGACGTTCGTCGGCGGGCTGCTCGAGCGGGACATCGAGTTCCAGCGACTGTACTACGAGGGCGGCTTCGACCGCGATGACCTCCAGTACGTTCTTCCGGATGTGGGGTGATGTGAGTGGCTGAACCCGGGGTCGATCCCATGATGCAGTGGATCAACCAGAATCTCGGCGTTGCCCCTGGGGGCTCCGCTTCGGCGGCGTCCCTTCCGGGGGCTCAGCAGGACCCGGACTCGGTCTTCTTCGGTCGTGGCCGAGGCTCCCGATGGGTGTCGACCTTCACGGGAGACGACCCGCAGATGGCTGGCGGGAAACTCATGAAGGAGCGGGAGGTCGAGGAGGACGACATCCGGTCCATCTCTGAGGCGATGGCGTTGTTCTACGAGGACGACTTTGACCTCAATCGCCTGAGTGAGGAGGCCGAGAAGTACGGCCTCAAGGCGGAGACCCTGGACGACCTGATGGCCGTCTGGGAGAGCGCCGTCACGTACAGTGCGAACAAGTACGCGTCGGGTTCCAAGAAGACCCCGTGGGAGATGATCCCGCTGATGGCGGGGGCCTGGCGTGGGGACGGTTCACCTTCGGATCGCTCGCGGGCGCTGGCCCAGTCTCTGAATGAGCCTCGCACGATGACGCAGACGGCCTTCACGGCCGGGCGCAGCATCACGGAGACGGCCACGCAGGTGGACATCTCCAACCCGGAGCAGTCGCGGGCGCTGGTGCAGAACGTGTTGTCGCAGGCTCTGGGCCGGTGGGCGACGGGTGCCGAACTGGAGGAGTTCGTGGGCACACTGAACGCCTACCAGCGGGATAACCCGTCGGTGTCCACTCGCACTACCGAGGTTGCGCCGGAGACGCGTACGCAGACGACTACGGAGTCTGCGGATGGGTCGAACCAGTCGTCTTCGACCTCTGTGCAGGGTGGCGAGTCCAACTCGTCCACCACGTCCCAGCAGGGTGCGACGGCTGAGGGTGGGCAGCAGTTGCTGCTCGAGAACGCCATGGAGTCGCCGGACTACGGAGCCTATCAGGCTGCGACGACGTACTACCAGGCCCTGCTCGGTGCCCTTGCGGCACCGGTCTAACGGGAGGTGAGAGATGCCTATCATTGAGCCAGATCGGCAGGAGAACGGGTCTCTCACTGGCGTGAAGCGGGCTGGCGAGGGGGCTCAGCCGGTCACGGCCGATGGCCCCTCGCCAGTGACGGCCACAACCGGAGCGTTCGGCGAGGGTGCTGTTAACCCGGCCTTCGGCCAGCAGGAGGACGACCCCACCTTTCAGGAACTGTGGGGTCAGATCGACTCGAAGACGTCCTTCGACAAGAAGGAGTCCGGAGGCGAGACCAGCATGTCGTCCAGTGGTTCCTCCCCGTCGCCGGGCGGCGGGAAGGGCAACAGTTCACTGGTGGACTTCGCGAAGCGGTTCCTCGGCACCCCGTACAAGTGGGGTGGCACGAGCCCGTCGGGGTTCGACTGCTCGGGCTTCACCCAGTACGTGTTCAAGCAGTTCGGTATCAACCTGCCCCGGATTTCCTACCAACAGGGCAACGGTGGCAAGGCGGTCGCTAAGGGCGATCTCAGGCCGGGCGACCTGGTGTTCTGGGACAACTCGTCCCGGAACGTCGGCGCCGACCACCTCGGCATCTACATCGGTGGCGGCAAGTACATACACTCACCCCAGCCGGGGTCGCGTGTGAAGATCAGCAATCTGGGTGGGGGCTACTGGGCCCGACGGTACGGTTCCGGATCCTCCGGGTCCTCCGGTCGCGGTGGCGGATCCACTCGACAGCGCGCTGTATAGAGGACGGTGAGACATGCCTAGCATTTCACGCAGCGAGATGGCGGACGAGTACGGGCTGACCTTGTCGTTCCTCAACTCCAACAAGGAGATCAGGGCGATCTTCAACAAGGCGGTGGCGCAGACCTGGGACCCGGCACGGTTCCAGGCTGCGGTTCGGAACACGAGTTGGTACAAGAAGACCGCTGAGCCCTGGCGTCAGGCGCAGGTGCTCAAGAAGACGGACCCTGCCACGTACGAGCACCGGCTCTCCCAGGTACGGTCCAGGCTGACGCTCATGATGGCGGAGTACGGCGCCAAGATGTCGGGCGGGACGTTCGACCGGTTCGCGAACCAGGTCTTCGCGCAGGGCTGGGACGACAACCAGGTCCGGCGCCACCTGGCTGGGTTCATCGAGTACCGGGATGGTCGCCTGCTCGGGCAGGCCGGTCAGTGGGAGCAGGAGATCCGTGGCCACATGCGGGACATGGGTGTGATGTGGACGGACAAGACGATCCAGCACTCGGTCCGGCGCATGGTCCAGGGCAACTTGACGGTGCAGGACATCATCTCCCAGGTGAACGAGTCGGCCAAGGGGAAGTACCAGCACCTGGCTGACCGCATCACGCAGGGGGAGACGCTGTACGACATCGCCTCCCCGTTCATCCAGCAGATCGGTCAGGTGCTGGAGGTCAACCCGGAGTCCCTGTCGGTCGACGACGCCCTGATTCAGAAGGCTCTGGATTACGCGCCGAACGATGACAAGAAGGGGTTCCACCGGACGATGACCCTGTCGGAGTTCGGCAACACCCTGCGGCGTGACTCTCGCTGGAAGGCGACGGACAACGCCAAGGCGACAGCATCCACCGTCCTCCGCTCGCTGGGCGAGGCATTCGGCAAGAGCGTTTAAGGGGTGAGACATGGCTACGTATGACGAGAACGCCTACGAACTCATCCAGAACACTCTGGACTCCTGGGGTCTTAGGGCCCTGTACGGCGACCTGCTCGAGTTCCTCCGTGAGGGCTTCACGGAGGACCGGATCTTCGTCGAACTGCAGGAGACGAGCGCCTGGAAGCAGCGTTTCGCCGGGAACGAACTGCGCAAGAAGGCAGGTCTCGCGGTCCTCTCCCCGGCCGAGTACCTCTCGGTGGAGGCGTCCTACCAGCAGATCATGGAGTCTGCTGGCCTGCCGAAGGGCTTCTACGACAGCCCGGACGACTTCTCGAACTGGATCGGCAAGAACGTGGCTCCCACGCAGATCAAGGGCCGGGTGGACGCTGCGGTGAACTTCGTGTCCCAGGCCCCGAAGGAGGCCATGGACATCATGCGGCACAAGGGCTTCACGGACGGCGAACTGTACGCGTTCGCCCTGGACCAGAAGAAGACTGAGCGCATGATCACGGAGAAGTTCCGTTCGGTCGAACTGCAGGGTCGGTTCCAGGCTGGCGGTCAGATGATCTCTGGCCCGACGGCGGACCGGATCGCTGCGGTCGCTGGCGAGAACGCCACGAACCGTGACGCTGTGCAGACTGGTGTCCGCCTCGCGGATCAGGGTGGTCGGCTGGCCAGCATCTACGGTGAGCGGTACAGCGCCGACATGGCAGCGCGGGACGTCTTCTTGCAGGACGTCCAGGCGGGTAACACCCGCCGTCGGCTCGCCTCGCAGGAGCGCGGCGCGTTCTCGGGTAGTGGCGCTGTTGGGGAGAAGTCCCTGAACACCCGCACCCGCACATAGCGTCAAAACCGTATCATTTTCGGTACGGTTTTGCCACAAGCCCCCACCCCCTGGCGGGTGGGTACCGCCTCGTGCGGCCAAAGAAATCGCTACCTTTGGGCTCATTGATCGCCTGAGCATAACTGGCGATCCCCTAGCGGGGTGACTGGAGTGGTACCAGCAGAGGCTCATATCCTTTTCGACGTGGGTTCGATTCCCACCCCCGCTACGATCCTCGGCCGTCTGGCCGGGACACCTAACGGTGACGGTCCGCCATCCCTCCTGGCGCTAACTGTGAGGGCAGATGCCCCAAGTGTTACGGAAGCACGCCGGTCTCCAAAACCGGAAGACTGAGTTCAATTCTCAGGGGGTGTGCCAGGACAGGACCGACCGGCCCCATGTCCTAGACAGCGACATCCGTCGCGGCACCAAGACCGGTAGAGACAGCCGAGCCATTCGCCTCCTGGGTGGGTCGCGGGTCTTGAACCTTTACAGAAACAGGAGTGGTCACTATGACGACTGAGCAGACGAACGAGATCGACGACGCGAACGAGAATGGCCCGAAGGGTCTCCGCGATGCCCTGGCAAAGCAGAAGGCTGAGAACGAGGCTCTGGTGAAGAGCCTCGAGACCTACCGGACCAAGGACCGTGAGCGCGAGATCAAGGACCGTGGGCTCAGCCCCAAGGTGGCGAAGTTCATCCCCGCTGACGCGGATCTGGAGAAGTGGCTCGAGGAGAACGCGGACGTGTTCGGCATCACGCCGACCACCGACGCACCGGCTCAGGCTGCTGCAGGAGCGGAGGGCGACGCGAACACGCGTCCGCTCGAGGTGTCTCAGACGCCTCACCCGCTGCAGAACCAGTTCGCGAACATCGAGGCTACCCAGGCAACTGGGCAGACCCCGAAGTCGCCGATCGACACTTCGCGTGTCACGGCGGCACTGGCGGATGGTGGACTCGAAGGGTTCGAGAACTTCCTGCGTTCCCAGGTTGCCCCCGGCAACTGAGGGAACGCCTCCCACACAGAAAGGTGGCTTAGCACATGGTGCTTCCCACCGCTGGTGATTACACCAGCATTGCTGCGGGCGTAGGTCTTGGTGCTGCCGATTCACTGGCAGTCGAGACCGCGTACTCGCTGGCACTCGAGTGGTCCCTGAACAACTACGGGATCATGCGACAGTTCGTTTCCAAGCGACCCGAGCAGGTCGCCCACCCGGCGCAGACCGTGACCATGAAGAAGTGGAACTACTTCTCCGAGGCCGCTGTCACCGCCGCGAAGACGCCTCTGGACGAGGTTGACGACGTGGCGGCCCGGCGTCTCCCTGCCACCACGAATGTGGTCATCGAGGCCGCTGAGTACGGCGACGTCGTGGAGCACACCGAGTTCTTCGAGGGTCGTGCCCTGGTGCCGTTCGAGGCTGCCAAGGCTCGTACTCTGGCCGACCAGTCGGCCAAGGTCATCGACGAACTGATCCAGGACCAGATCCTGGCCGACGAGGCTGCGGACATCGACGATGTCGCTGGTGCTGCTGGCACTGGCCTGATCACGGCGGAGCGCATCCGCGAACTGGGCATCCAGTTCCTCGAGGACAACGTTCCGACGTACTCGGGCGGGTTCTACTTCGCGGTCTCGCAGCCGCGCGTCCTGGCGGACATCCGTCGCGAGGCGGGCCTGGGTGGCTGGCGGAACCCGAAGGACTACATGGACAGCCACCTGCTCAAGGCGCTGCCCAACGAGGTCGGCGAGTTCGAGGGCTTCCGCTACGTCTCGAACAACCGCATCCGCACCACGGCTGCCGACGCTGGCGTCTCGGCTCAGACCTTCAACCTGTACGCGTTCGGTCAGGGTGGTCTCGCGGAGCACGTCGTGACGGCCCCGCAGGTCCGGGTCGCCCCGCAGACCGACGCTCTGCGTCGGTTCCACGGGCTGGGCTGGTACTTCGACATGGGCTGGAAGGTCTACGAGCCCCTGGCCATCCAGGTGCTGGACGTCGGTGCCACTGGCGCCGACCCGGCGTAGTAACACCTTGAGGGGGGCGTGGGTTTCTAGAGCCCACGCCCCCCTCGTCACATCCCCAAGGAGGCCCTAGTGGTCATCGCAATCAACTCTACCAAGGAGTCCCTGGCCGTAGCGTATACAGACCTGGGCTCTTGGATCTCTCTGCACACGGCTAGCCCGGGTACCGACGGCGCGAACGAGGCCACTGGCGGTTCGCCAGCGTACGCTCGCAAGCAGACTACGTGGACGCCTGGCGCTTCGGATGGCGTGGTCGTGGGCTCTGCCGTGACCATCGATGTCCCGGCTGGTACGTACACGCACATCGCCGTGTGGTCGGCGGTGTCCGCTGGCACGATCCGCGACACGGCAGCACTGTCGTCTTCGGTGGTCATGGGTGCGCAGGGTCAGGTTGTCCTGACGCCGACGTTCACCCAGTCCTAGCCCGAGGGAGGTGACGGTCGATGCGGAACTTCCTCTGTGAGGGCACGTCAGGCGTGAACTGCACGGCGAGTACTGTTGTTGCTGATGACGGTACTATCGCAACGGTCGCCTCGCAGGGCGGCGGGTCGAACAGCGTGCAGTTCAGCGACACGGTGGCCCATACGTTCGCTACCTCGGCGCGCTTCTTCTCTACGGCGGCGGTAGCCGGGCAGGTGCTCCGGCTGCCCTTCTCGGCATCGACTGTCACTGGTGCCGTACGACTCTACCACCAGGCGGCCACCCTGCCGCCCGTCAACTGGACCATCATGACGTTGCGTGGAACGACGACGAATCGTATCATATTGAACACGAACGGCTCGATGTCGATCGCGAGTAATGCCGGTACGGTTCTGGCCACGACGGACGCGGGGGCGTGGGACGTCGACCGGTGGAATCGGGTCGAGGTCTGGTTCGACGGGAGTGGGGCTGCTGCCACTCACGACCTCTTCCTGGCCGTCTACAACGCCGATGGCGTGTCGGCGACGGGGACAGCGTCTCGGACGAACACGACGGTGTCGACGTCGATGGACGCGATCGACATCGGTCAGCCGGTCTCCAACGGAGCCTGGGAGCACTGGTTCGACACGGTCGGGCTCGAGGTTAACGTCACCGACTTTCTCGGTCCGTATGTGATCCCGTCCGTTTCGCGGGACGGCACACTGTCCGGCTCCGGCGCCCTCTCGGTCGAGGTCGACGAGGTGGCGCACAACCGCACGGCAGCCCTCTCGGGCGCCGGAACGCTCGTGGCGACGGTGTCGAGCGAACTCCACACCCGGTCGGTTGCCCTGACGGGGTCCGGGAGCCTCGCGGGTGCAGCCGCCAGCAACCCCGCACGGGCTGTGGGTCTGTCTGGTGCTGGGACCCTTTCTGCGGCAGCAGAAATCCTCCCCTTCGTGGTCAGCCTTTCCGGCACTGGCACGCTGGGCACCATGCTGGTGAAGGGCACGGTGACTCCACCGATCACGTTCTCCTACTGGGAGAAGCGGCGCAAGGACTTCGGGTCACATGGTGAGTTCATCGCGGATGAACTCAAGCCGTTCTGGTACCAGTCGTACCCGCAGGGCGTGACCCTGGTTCGCTACGCCGACGGTTCGTACGCTCCCGTAGCGGTGGTGACGGAAGAACTGGAGGCGCTGGATGGTGCTCGTGTCCTCTGGGGTGGCAAGGACAATGTGGTGAGCCTCGAGGAGGCCGAGCGGTTGACGGCAGCCGGGTACGGGGACTACTTGACGTTCCCACCGGAAGCGGAGGTGTGATGTTATGACACTGGTGGCTCTACGCCTCGTGGCGTACATCATGCATCCCCCTTGGGCCAAGTGGCTCCAGAGGTTCCTCTTCGTCCTGATCTACAGCCTGATCGTTGCCACGGGCTACCGGGGCATCGCCAGCGACGTAGGGGTGTCGTTCCTCGCCCTCGATGGGTGGCTCCTGGTCCTGGCAGGGTTGGTTTCAACAGGGGGCGCCTTGGGGCGCCTCTACAACATCGAGTCGATCGGACTCTACTTGGCTGTTGCGGGTCTTGCCGGTGGGGCGTGGTGGTCTGCGGTTTCTGGCGCATGGTACACGGCTTACGTGGTGGTGGCGGTGGCTGGCCTGTTCGGGCTGAGGCTGCTGTCCCTGAACCGCATCGACGCGGCCATGCGTGCAGAGCACCACCTCACCAATGGAGGGCCGTAGTGGATGGAGAGGCCATCATTGCAGTGCTCGCAGCCCTTGGTGGGGCGAGTGCTATCGGCGGAGCGATCGTCAAGATCATCAGCACCTGGCACTCTTGGCGCGAGGGCGTCCGCCAGCGGGAGGACGAGGCTGACGAGCGGCTGGTGAAGCGGCTCGAGAAGACGATCGACGAGCGGGCTGCGGAGATCAAGACCCTTCGGGGCGATCTCCACACCCAAGCCGAGTACATCCTCGAACTCGTCACCACGCTGGCGCGGGCCGGGGTGCCCATCCCGATGCGGCCATACAAGGGTCCCGAGGAGGGGTAGTCCCCGGGACCCTTGATACACATAGGGAGGGTGAACTTCCCCGTGTGTGACCCACCTTACCACGAAACTTCACCCACAACTTCGCCCTGACGTAGAGGAGCACCATGTCTTACCCCAACGGCCAGATTCCGGACTCGGAACTGGCCACCACCTATCTGTACTACCCGGGCACGGCCAACGGGCGACGACTGCTCAAGAGCGTCGCGCCCTACGCTGAGGCGATGGCGACGGCCTTCTACCTCCACTTCGGCAAGCCGATGTACGCCACGGACGGCTACCGGGATCTCGCCACCCAGTGGGTGGTCTGGCGCCGGTACCTGAATGGTGGCGCTCCGGCTGCGATCCCTGGCACCTCGAACCACGGCAAGGGCGAGGCTCTGGACCTGGCTTCCAACATCAACTCCTTCTCCAGCGCTGAGCACAAGTGGGTGCGGGAGAACGAGGCCAAGTACGGCTGGACCCACCCCGAGTGGGCCCGCCAGGGTAACGGTCGCGAGGAGGCCTGGCATCACGAGTTTGTCGGTGGTGGCACGTCGTCCGGCAGGATCCTCCGCGCTCGCACGGGGCTCGGCGAGGTGGGCCTCGGCCACACGGACAGGGCCAAGGTGCGCGAGATTCAGGAGCGACTGAACTTCCACCTGCCGACCGTGCAGCACGTCGTGGTCGACGGGGACTTCGGTCTCGCCACGGCCATCGCCGTGATCCGGTTCCAGAAGTTGCGCCGGGTGTACGTGAGTGGTCGGGTGAGCCTGCTTCTGCTGGCTCGCCTGCGTCGCGACGTGGACTCGACCCGCTACGAGCGGGCCCTGCGTCGGCTGCGTGAGCGGCGCGCACGGGCAAAGGCTCGCCTCGAGCGGGCCAACTGAAATCACACCAGCACCACCAACCAAGGAGAGATCTAGAGTGATCTGGACTGTTGCTTTCTGGAAGGGCGCTTCCGAGCGTGCCATCAAGACGTTCGCCCAGGCGGGCGTCGCCCTCATCACGGCCGACGCCGTTGTGGGCCTGCTCGACCTGGATGTGGTGAGCCTGCTCTCTGTGTCCGGTCTCGCCGCGCTCGTGTCCGTGCTCACCTCGGTGGGCAACGCGGACTTCGTCGCGGGCGACGTCCACAAGGAGGTCTGAGATGTGCCGATCGGGTTGCAAGACGCAGGACCACAAGTCATGGGGAGAGTGCGCCCGGTCGGCCAACATCGCCACCCAGTGGCTGGGTGGCGCCGGGATCTCCTACTCGGACGAGAAGGAGTTCTGGGCGATCGACCACGACTACCGTGAGGCGCTGGACAACGGGGTTGACCCCGGTGGGTTCGAGCGTGCGGATGTCGATGCGGCCCTGAGGGCCGTGGACGCGAAGGAGTGACGGATGCCCACACTAGGCGACATTCTGGCCACCACTCGGCACCGGCTGCTTGGTGTGGGCTCCTACACGGAGCGCGTGAGCCAACTGGCAGCGGACCTCGAGGAAGGCACCCTCCAGATCGAGGTCGATGAGATCATCGGTCAGGGCCGCGAGGTCATCGAGATCGGGCTGGAGAAGATCCGGCTCAAGCGTGCGGACTCTGCGAACAGCACGCTGACGGCCTACGACTTCGGGCGAGGCTACGACGGGACGCTCCAGTCGGCCCACTCTCTGGGTTCCGAGGTGACATGGTCACCACAGGTCCCGAACTACACGATCGTGAAGGAGGTCAACGACCTCCTGCACTCCATGTACCCGGCGCTGTACGGCGTGCAGACGCTGGACGCGGTATACGAGCACACGGCGGAGTCGCCGTTCGTTCTGCCTGCCGAGGCGGTGGATGTGGTCGCGGTCTTCCGTGCCACACAGTTCGCTCACGGTTGGGAGCGGGTGGACAACTGGCGGTTCGAGCCCGATTCGGGCCAGGGTCTGGTGGTCCAGGCGCCGTCCGGTACGGACCTGCGGGTGGTGTACGCGACGGAGATCGGCCAGTTCGACCTGTCGGACGCGAACATCCTCGAGGTCGACTTCTCGAACGCGACCGGGCTGGAGGATCGGGTGGCTCACCTGATCCCTGTCGGTGTCGCTTCCCGACTGGCGTCGTTCTACGACTTCGGCAAGTTGGGGTCCACGGGGATGGAGACTCGCGCCGACGGCGCGGGTAAGGGCTTGGGTGCTGGCACCCAGGTGGCCAACCGGCTCTACCAGGAGTTCCAGGTGGGTCTCGAGAACGAGGCCAAGGCTCTGTACAAGGCGCATCCGATCAGGCTGCACCGCGAGAGGGTGGTGTACCGCACATGGTGAACGACGTTCGCAACTACTCGTCCACGACGCTGCAGATGGCGCTGGTGGGTGCTGTCGATGTGGCGGCTGAGTCGGTCGCCCTGGATACTCTCCAGGGTCTACCTGACGTGCCCTTCACCCTGATCCTGTCTTCTGGGACCACCTCTGAGGAGGTTGTCCTAGCGACGGAGGTCTCGGGTTCGACCGTTACGGTCACCCGGGCACAGGCTGGCACGACGGCGCGAGCGCACACTGCTGGCGCTCCCGTAGTGCACGGTGTGACGGGTGAGGACCTCCAGGAGTTCCAGGACCACGTACAGTCGGTCGCTGGCGCGCACGGGGTCGCTGGCGCGCTGGTCGGTACGACCGACGCACAGACCCTGACCGGCAAGGAGATCTCCGGCGTCGACAACACCCTGACCGATCTCCCCGGCGCGGAACTGGACGTCGTGCCGGTCGACCGGTTTGACGGGGTGGTGGACGCGGGCACCCTGAATGGCAACTCGTGGACCGCCTCGGCGACCGCTCCGGTCGGCCCGGTCAACGGGGACGTCTGGATCGACCACTCCTAAGGGGGGGACCGCATGGCTAGTTTCGGAGAGGGCGGTTCCTACTCGGGCCACCTGCGCCTGCGAGCGCAGGTGGACGTTGGGGACCCTGGCCCTAGCACCACGTCCGTGACGGTCCGTCTGCGTGTGTGGGTGGAGACGGATGGCTGGAACTTCGCCGACAACCAGACGGTGTCATTCTCCGGCTGGAAGTCCGGTTCGGTGAACTTCCTCAACAACCTGACGTCGGGCGACAAGTTGGTGGTGGATAAGTCCTGGTCTCACCCTGTGGGCTCGAGCCAGGTGAACCGGTCCTTCACGGCCAAACTGTCTGGCAACAACGCGACAGGCTCGTCACCGTCAGTGAAGATCAACTGGCACGTGGACGGCAGTCCGGTGAAGCCTCCGGAGCCCCCTTCGCTCGCATCCATGGGTGTGTCTCGCGAGGGTGGCACGGACTGGGAGCCTACGCATAGGGTCTTCTGGGGTTACACGACGGACAACGGCGGGGACCCTGTCGATGTCTGGACATTGCAGATCGATGACTTCGACACGTTCTTCACCCCGATCGCTGGCGCTAACACGAATGGTGGCGTGCGCCACTACATCACTGGCACCATACTACCCGGCGGGAACTACTGGTTCCGGGTCCGGGGAACCAACTCGGCCGGTGCTGGCGCCTGGAAGACGAAGACGTACGTCGCTCCTGCGGTTGTGCCGCAGTCGCCGACGCTGGACACGACGTCGTCGATCGGCAAGACGACCGCGACCGTGAACTGGACTAACCGCGATGACGGCGGTACTGACATCACCAAGTCGGGCGTCAATGTCCGACGGGTCGGGGACCAGACGGTGGTCTATTCGGCGGAGGTCTTCACCGCGACGTCGTCACGGGCGATCACCGGCCTCGAGCCGGGGACGGCCTACCAGTTCCAGGTTCGGGTGGGCCACGCTGTTGGCTACAGCAACTACACGGCCTGGTCGAATAGTTTCACGACGGACTACTCGGAGCCGCGCAACCGGCCCTCGCTGGCGGTCTCGATCGTGGACACGACCACAGCCAAGATGTCCTGGTCCCACACCGTGGGTCCGGGCGAGACGACTCGAACCGAGTTCGACTACGAGGTCTCTCTCTCTAGCGACTTCTCTAGCCTGTTCGCCAGTGGGTCGGTGCATGCGAGCGTCCTCTTCAAGGACATCGCGGGCCTGACCCCGGCCACCCAGTACTACTTCCGGGTTCGGGCTGTGAACAGCATCGGCGACGGCCCGTGGTCGGCCACCAAGTCCTTGACCGCCCCCCAGGGTGTCAAGGTGCGGCTGGACGGGGCCTGGGTGTCGAAGCCCCTGTACGTGTGGGACGGAACCGACTGGATCGTCCCGACAGCAATCCGCGTCCGCGTCGGCGGCGCATGGGTCGACGCAGCATAGGAGGTGTGACATGGTGGTGCAGAACAGTACACGACCGGACATCTCCGAGTCGATCCCGGTGAGCCTTGGCCGTGCTGGCGCACGGGCAGCCCAGGAGTCCCGGGACAAGTCCTTCTCGATCGGCATCGGTGGGATCGGCTTCAACTTGCGGGCCAATGGTCAGCACCCGTACATGCGGGAAGCGGACCAGGTTCGCAAGGAGCAGTTTGACGCTTCGGACCAGGCTGGCGAGCAGTCGCTGGGTACTTGGTGGCGTCGGTCTCAGAACGACTGGTCGCTGGGCGAGGGTGTCGAGTGGTACGAGCCTGGTGTTCGTGAGGAGACCGCGAGCCGCTACTGGGCAGGTCAGGGTGTCAACCCGTGGACGCAGGGCAGGTTGACCTTGCACCACGACATGGATGTCGATCTGGAGATCGACACGGTGGAGCCGGTGTACGTCTCGACGTACCGCTACCTGGGCGAGGATGGCTACGTCGTGGCCTATGACGACACGATCTCCTACCAGGGGTCCAACCTGTCGGGCGAGACGCGCACGAACCATCTGGAGAACCCTCGGTTCTCGGGACGGGGCGTGGATGGCACCGCCATCCCCAACTCCCAACTGGGCGACGAGGGCAGCGGTGGTGGCCGGACGGTCACCTTCATCGGGTCCACCGGCGGCGTCAAGTCGTACGCCCTCGGTAGCCACCCGGCTGGTGAGGGCGGGCTGGGTCTGCGCCAGCCCGCCACCGACCTCCCTGGGGTGTTCTCGTTCGCGTCGAACTTCGCCTCCCTGGGCAGCAGCAGCGCTGCCGTCCTCGTGAAGTTCGAGGTGGCTTTCTACAACGACGCTGGTGCAGGCCTGGGCGCGGGCTACTTCACGGAGGAGGCTCGCGTCGGGATGGGCGAGACTCGGCGCTTTGAACTGCACAACCTGACGGTGCCGGAGTTGGCCTACGAGTTCCGCATCATCTGCTTCGTCCGCAAGGAGTCCGACTTCGAGTTCAGCACGAACATGTCCTTCCGGCATGGGGTGGCCATCGTCGAAGAGGGCGGCATCGTGGGCGAGCCCTTCAACGGAGCGATCCCCGACACCGGCACGGTCACGTACTCGTGGGTCGGCACGGCGAACGACTCCAAGTCCACCAAGGTGACTGCACCGGTGGCCGAGGTGACGCTCCCGGCCGGTGGGGTCACGCAGCCCGTGGTGGCTGGCGGTCGTGTCTACCACGGCCGGTCGGGGGCGGTCGGGTTCACAACCCCGGGTGTTGCCGAGGCGGTCACGGCCACCTGCACTGGCGACGCCAGGGTCTGGTGGGTCAAGTCCCGGCTCCTGGTCGCGGTTGGTCCAGTACTGTACTGGGTGGACCACACGGTGAGCGGCCAGGTTGTCGAGGTTGATGGCATCGAGATCGCTGACGGTGGCACCGACTGGACATGGGTGGATGTGGTCGACTCGCCGGACAGCATCCTCATGGCGGGGCATGACGGCACGAACTCGACCGTGTTCTCGGTGACGGTCACCGACGATGCGGGTGGGTTGCCGGAGTTCACGGGTGCGGCCGAGGTGGCGCGCCTGCCTTTCGGGGAGCGCATCACGTGCATGGGCACCTACCTGGGCGCCTTCGTGGCCCTGGGGACCACGTTGGGCATCCGCATCGGCTTGGTCGGTGACCAGGGGCGGGTGCAGTACGGACCCGTCTTGAAGAGGCTGGACGGTGTGAGCGACGTGTCGTTCTATGAGACGTTCGCCTACTTCGCTGTGACCGCCGGGCATCCGGATGGATCTTCGGGCCTCTGGCGGGTGGACCTGTCGACGGAGATCACCAACACGGGTCGGCAGCCATACGCTGCGGACATCTATACCCCTTCGGCGGCAGCCGTCACGAGCGTGGCCTTCTTCGGCGGCTCGGGTAGGGCGGTACTCGTCGCGGGTGCGGTGGTCTGGCGGGAGTCGGAGGCGTTCGTCGAGGAGGGCTGGCTCACGAACGGCAAGGTCCGATTCCGCACGACGGCCAACAAGGACTTCCAGTACCTGGCAGTCTCGGGTGTCCTCAATGGGGGCACCCTGGATCACCGGGCGCTGGTGCCGGGGACCACGGAGGAGCACCGGGTTATCACGCAGACGGCCGCTACGGGGCTGCCCCGCGCGAGCCTGGACATCTCTGGTGGTCCGTTGTTCGAGTGGATGCAGATCAAGACCTACGTCACACCGGGGGTGGTCGACACACCGGAGATCAACGCGGTGACACTGTCTGCGATTCCTCAGCCTGAGCGGTCCCGGTTGATCCGGTACCCGCTCCAGGTGGCGGATCAGGAGTCGGGGCGGTTTGGGGCGAAGGCTGGCTACAACGGCTTCGCGTTCGACCGCATCCAAGCCTTGGAGTCCCTTGAGGGCTCCGGGCAGCCGCTGCTGGTGGAGGACTCCCGTACGGGAGAGTCCTACATCGGCACGATCGAGTCGGCGCAGTTCACCGGCGTGGACAACAGCGACAAGGCCCTGACGAACGTCGGGGGTTGGCTCGATGTGACGGTGCGGGTGCGCACGTGACGCCCCCGGGCTGGTGGAGAGAGGAGTTGACACCGTATGGATGGAACGTGGTGCTTCGCAAACTCGGGTTGGGGCCCGAGTCGTCCAGGGGGGTGATCCTATCTGTGGTGCGCGGTCTGCAACTCAGGACGGGTCTCCCCGTTACGGGTCAAGTGGATCGTGAGACGGCCATCGCCTTGGGTGAGGCCGCCGAGTGGCGGGCTCCTCCTGTCTGGTGGTTCGACGGGATGACGGTGGAGGACCTGGCGGTCCCCGCTGATGTGGTCCATCGACTGCAGGGTCGGTTGGGTCGGAAGGTGTCTAGTGAGGTAGACGTTCTCCTGGCCTGGCATCTGGTGGTTGAAGGTGTAAGTACGGTGACATCACCCGAAGGTGCGCGTACGGTGACATGACGAAGGGGCGTAGCCGCTATGGCTACGCCCCTTCTCTGTCTCTCAGAAGTGCGTGATGGTGGGCAGGTGGTTCGCGTACGCCATCGCCTCCTCCCAGGTGGCGAATCTCCGTGCCCCCTGGGACCGCCACCAGGTGCGCTCTACGAACCAGCGCTCTCCCGGAGGGAGCCGCACCAGCCCACCTGCCAGCGTGTACTGGTAGCGATACTTGCGGACCGTGGGCTTCCAGGGTCTCACGCTGCGAACCTGGCGTTCTGCCGCTCCCGCTCCTCGGGGGTGAGGGCCTTGCGCCATGCCGTCCCGAGCGGGACGGGGATGGCTTCGTACCAGTTGGTCTCCCGGTCACTGCCTGCCCACCTGAGCACCTCGGTGGGGTTCTGGCAGATCGGGGATCCGTCTGGTGCTCGACGGAAGTGCTTGTCGAACGCCTCGAGGCCCTTGAAGAGGAGCCCGCAGGCTGAGCAGCATCCGAAGGTGTCGTTGTGATTCTGGAGTGTCCCGCAGGTGCGGCAGGGGTTCTTCATCCCTCGGGCCCTTCGTAGGGATTGGTCAACTCGTCGAACTCGATGGCGGCTTGCGTCGCACCCAGGTCGTCGAGACCGTGGTCTCGACCCTCGGCCCACACCTCGGCAAGAGCCTTGTGGAACTCCTTGCGGATCGCTTCGGCGTCGCCGGGGAGCAGTTCGACGGAGGCGATGATGCCGGGGGTCCCGTACCGCACGAAGTTGTAGACACTCTTGCCCGTCATGTAGACGGTAGAGGTCTGCTCGAGCGGGAAGCGCTCGCGTAGACGGTCGCTCACTCGACGACCTCGAGGGTCATGTGGAACATGGTCTTGACGCCGAACTCGTCGTCGGCGTAGGTGATGAGGTACTGGCCATCTTCCGGCCCGGCGTCGATGTAGCCCTCGTCGCCGGGCCCGTAGGTCCCGTCGAGGGTCGTCAGGATGAACTCTGCAAGCGCTCTAGGATCCATTGGAATCTCCAGACCTTCCGGTTGTACCCTGAGGCCGCGTTTGGCTCTCAGATCCTGCACCCGCGATGCTCTCGTGGTACGTGCGCTCCGTGCGGACCGGGTGGATGGCCCTGATGATAGCCACCAGGACCCACCCAATGAGGTTCCTCATGGACTCGGCCTCTCTGCGACCCGGATTGAGTCGGTCCCGGCGAAGGTCAAGTTCCTCTCCGAGAGGTACCCCTCTTCCGGAACGATGGTCCGGACCACGACCTGGCCGTTCTTCTTGTGGGTGACCATGGTGATGGTTACCCACATCGGCGCCGGGACGTGCACGAACTCAGACTCAGGAGTGAGGCGGGTGCTCCATGCGTCCCCGTCCTCCCCGGTGAGGTTTATCCAGCGACCCTCGGTGCGGTCAGCGTGCCACAGAGTTCCCTGGACGTGGCGACCGCACAGGTCGGCCGCGTCTATCACCCGGCTCACTTGCCGTCCTTGTCGAGGACGGCCTTGACCTCACGGTCGAAGCGTTCGTCCAGTTTCGCCTGGACCTGCTGGGCGATCGCGTCCTGCTGCTTGCTGAACTCAGCAGCAGAGTCGTCCTTGCGCTCTGGGATCTTCATCGGCTCCGCCTGTTCTGGATCATCTCGGTGACCTTGAAGCCGATGACGGCCAGGGCCACGAACAGGAGCCCGTGGATGATGAACTCTGGCATCACCACCACCCGCTCTTCTTCGGCGGGTTCTTCGGGTCCTTCTCCTGCGGGTCCGTCTTCTTGCCGCCCTTGGCCAACTTCTTGGCCGTCTCCGCGTCGGGGAACTTGTTCCACGGCTTCTCGTCGTCGGGCTTCGGCTCCGGCTTCGGCTTGTCATCGCTGAACCAACCCATGATCTATCCCTCTTCCTCTCGCTGCCAGTCGACAGCCGTCGTCTCGATGTAGGCGTCGGTCTCCCAGCCACGCTCGGGCGTGTACCAGGAGTGCGGGCCCGCCTCGCGGGCCTTCTGAGTTGCTGCGGCTCCTCGGGTCGCGTAGGGCCCGTAGGCCACCCGGGACTCGCGCCCGTCCACGTTCTCGCGCTCGATGACTACTCGGAACAGTGTCCCGGACTCGTCCACAGCCCGGGACATCTCCCGGGCCATCAGACTTCCACCTTCCGGATCTCCTCGGGCAGCACGGGGATGAGACCATCGCCCCACGGGTCGCCCTTGGGCCAGAGCCTCTTCGCGTCCTCGTCGGAGGCCAAGACCTGGAGGTACGGCGAGGAGGGGAGTGTGCCCACGGGGTGCAGGACCCCCGTGACGCCGTTGTACTCCGTGCTGGGGTAGCCGACGATCTCGACCAGGTCACCCTCTGTGAACTTCGAGGCGCCCATCAGGCGTCCTCGTCCTCGAACTGGAGAGCCTGCGGCTCGGCCCAGACCGTGGTTCCGTACTCCCAGAGGAGGAAGTGCTTCGGGTCGTCCGTGGACTCGAGGTCCACGAACTCGACCGCCTCGTCGACCGAGACCATGTAGTACGCCGGGTCGGTCCCCGGGTGGCCCGCGTACTGGGGGAACGGCACTAGACCCGAGACGACCCGGACCTTCGTGCCGACCTCGAGACCCGAGGCCTCGACCTCGGCGACGAGCGTTGCGGTGCGAACCTGCGGTGCGTTTGTGTCCATGACCTGATCATACACCCTCCCTCTCAACTGTGCAAGCCCCACCCGGGGCCGTCAGGCCCATGGGTGTCAGACAGCGGGTGTATACTCGACCGCAGGGAGCAAGAAGGTGAGTAGATCACCTCACCTTGGTAGTTACTCACCAGAGGTTCTCCCTAGGGGTCGAACCTCAAAAACCCAACCATGTGGTTCCGTTTCGTAGGTAACGACAAGACGCGCGTACGTGCGCGAGAGGATGTGAGCGTCGTGGTGGACGCAGTAGAGTTCATGCGGTCCCAGGCGGAGTACTTCGCTCCCGATGCGCGGAAGTGGCTGTACGACTCGGAGACGCCCAACCTGCACCGCATCGTCACCCAGTCGGACAGGCCGTCGTGGAAGTCTCTCCAGGCGCGCGTCAAGGACGCGGCTGAGTGG